TTGACAGTAATCCAACAGACAATAGGATAAGTTTAACCTTTAATGTGATACCTATTTAAATATGCAAATAAATGTATGTGTGTGTTCTAAATGGTTCTAGTTGTTGTTGCCTCGGACTGTAACACATCATGAGAGAGTTGTCAAGCAATACGAGGAAATTCTGACAGACACAGTTGCCCCTCTTGACTATTCTACCAGAGTATGCAATAATATATTATACATAGGTAGTCCGATCAATTTGCCCTAAATGTCCCAGACCGCTTTGCCCTCTTTGACTCGCACGTCCAAGTTGTTTGCCCCTATTGCTATTACTCTTGACACTAATCCCCCTGTTAATATTATAATAGGTCGGAACAGTTCGGGATATTACTGGCGGTATGACTATACAGGATGTAAACCTATGGGTGCATATTTCAATTATCAGGCAGCACTTAAAGATGCTTACCAGTACTCAACTAACTTAAACAATGCCAACTAAGTATAAAAACCTACTAGATTTATATGACTCAGGAGGGTTGCCACCTGATGAACAGGTAGAGTTAATGCAGTTTCTAATAGATACAGAACTAAGGGAGGAGTATCACCAGTATAGCAGAGCATGCGAATACTTTATACTGGAAGGACTATGTTATGATGTATTTGTTAACAATTAGAGTATGAACAGTTATTAACACATAGGACAGTTAATTTGATCCGTTCGTTGTTATATTCATGGTGCGTTGCGTATATAAAAGGGTTCCTATTCGATAAGCTATAAAAGTATCCCAGAGGGGTAGATATAATTCGATTCTTTTGTCAATCTCTATATAGAAAAATTCCCCAGGTAGAAATCACTCCCCTATGTCTTCACTAATTGCTAACATGCCCGCTGAGGAAGTGTGGGTCCGTAAAGAATACCTCACAGACTTTAAGTATGGTCATGGTGAGTTTACCCCTGGTGTATGGGTATCTGCTAAGAGTATGCCTGGTAGAGCATTCTACTTTGAGACATATCTACCTGAGTATGCTGCCATATATGATAAGTTACCTATCAGTGCATTCGTCAGTTCACCTAAGACACCTGATCCTGACATGGATTTACCTAACTTACAGTTCTGGAATTGTATGGACTATGGGGTAACAGCAATATGTAAACAGTTTATAGGGAGTATGGACTATGAGATATACAGTAGAGATTATGGGAATGTTCGTGGTAAGTACGTTGTTACACTTGATAATTATCATGATGATATAGACAGAGTTGATTACAGTACTGCCGAGACTCCTGCTGAACACAAGAGTCATAACCTAATAGAACTTGACAATGGTCAGTTTGCATTGTATCCTAATAATAGGTTAAGGATATATGATAACTCTCTTACACCTAAACATCCTAAGATGCCAGATTTCAAGGTATCTACTAAGGTGTATAGTGTAGAGAGAGGACACATGGAACGTTATGGAGACACAGATGACTACCACTATGGAATCACGACCGACACTGGAACAGATGAGGAAGACGTACGAACAGTGGGTGGATAGACCTTGGATTAAAGGTAAGATGACAGTGGGAGATTGTTATGGGATATGTATGGAGTTCTATGAAAAATTCTTTGAGTTAAACCTGAGAGACTATCCAAAGATCAATAAGAAGGCATTGTTCATGCCAGAGTTTATCGCTGATCAGGCAGATAGATGGGAGGATGGAGTTATACATGTCTATGAAGGTAATAGAGATGACCCACCACCAAGTCAGGATGACTTACAGTGGGGTGACATGATGGTCATGAAACTGTACTTAAATCCCCTACAAGGCGGGTATGCGAGTAAGGATGGGCGAATGTGTAACCACAGTGGTATATACTTAGGGCATGGGTACATGCTACATCATGCATGGTTAGACCCAAGTGCTATCATAGACTTGAAGATAGATGCTTATATGATGAGGGCAGTGGAACTTGTACTAAGGTCACCACATGTATCAAAATACTCAAAACCTATATAATGATGACACAAATATGTAACAAGAATATGAGCAAACGATTCACATTACCTGTGGAGGTTGATGACTTCGGTGATATGTCTATTACCTTTCCAGCAGAGTTAATGACTGAATTGGGATGGCACGAAGGGACAGAGATAGAATATACTGAGGAACTCGATGGATCTGTTATATTAAGAAAAGCACCTTAGAAAAATAAATCCTAAACCATGGAATCTGTGAAGTCTACTACTGTTAACTGGTTTGGTATCGAAAACTGTGCTGGGCGGGTACAGTATGATGATCCAAGAATGTTCCACTTTAAGAGTTGGTCACCTAATACTACCTTCGCCCCACGAATTAATTGTCCTATCTTTGTAGATAGAATAGAAGAATATAAATGTAAAAAAATCCTAGAAGATTGGGGGTGGAGTAATTGTGAGAGACCGTGGTCTTCATATAACTTCTTCTATGAGCATAAGAAAAATAATCTTCTTGAAGAGATCATGTTGATGACAGGAGCGTTCTGTGATATACTGGATGTAGAGTTAATTGATAATTTATGGATACGAGGTTGGTTGAACAAGTTGGAGACAGGAGAGAGTCTACCAGTACACCATCATAGCATCCATGAGAACACATATCTCTCTGGTAACATGTTACTGACTGAGAGTTCTATACCAACTGAATATACTATTCCTGGATGGAGTCTTTATGGTGATAACCTTAAACCGCCCAGTAAGGTTGGTACCACTACGATCTTTCCTTCTTGGGTAGAGCATGAAGTAAAAGAAGTTGACTCACCACGTATTGCTCTTGCATGGGACTTGTATACATATGATGCAATGCTATATGCTGAGAAGAATAACCCAAACAACGAAATGATGTTGTCTATCCCTTTCAAGTTATGAACGAAGAATTCCTAGACGCTTACAAAGAGCACATGGATATGGTATCCAAGGCAATAGAGAACCTTGCTGGTCGTATCATAGTATTAGAACAGGCAATGGGCAAGATGCCTCAACCAGGTGCTGATATGATGAAGTACAAACCAGAAGGTTATGAAGAGCACTTAAATATGAAGGAACTATTAGATGATTTGTATATGAAGATAAATATGATGGAAGACCGAGTTAATCAACATAACATACCCTAGTGGCAATATACATCCTCGAAACAGGTAGAGGATTTCCAAACGTAGATGCAGGAGGAGAATATCAACAGACATGGCAGAGACCATCGTCCAGTAGATATAAGAGTCACTCCTTTCATTCCTCGCCAGGAACCAACTACAATATAACCTTTAATGACGAAGGACCAGGATCTTCTGTGTTCGGTCAAGACAAGGTGTACTATGTTGGCGACCAAGAAGAAATATGTGTAGGTAACTGTGATAATGAAAGAGTAGGGTTCCATAGATTCTATCGTGCTGATGGTTCCAATAGAGATCATAAGTACACACCCAACGGAGAACTAAGGTGGCCAGATGACTTCCCTGGTGATTCCCGAGGTAGTAGAAGCAAAGAGTTAACACACTCATATAATAAGGAACCAAGAAACGGTACACCTGTCTTTTATATGCTAGGCACTAGTCAGACAGGAACATCCGCTGTATACCATTGGTATAACAGCACTCTCAATGATAGTGCACTTAGTACACAGACTTCATATCTAAGTGGATACAGTAATATAGGAATAGTAGGATACGTTTGGACGTCTGCTTCTAATGCTTCCTCATATGCTACGACTGGTGAGACAGCAGTACCACTCTATGAGTATTACAGAAACGTCAATAGTAAGTTAAGAGATCATTTCTATACAGCAAACCCAGCGGTTGAGGTAAATTTACAAACAGGAGTTGCAGGAGTACCTGATTGTAAGGACCCTCGTGACCAAGATTACACTTATGTTGGTATCGTTGGTTACGTTTTTGCGGATGATAACGGAACTGGTAACATAAAGACGCTTCGTGATCAAGGAATTATAGGACCAACTGGTTATGGTAGTCCAGTATCTTATGGAACAAGAGCAGGATGGTATAATTGGGACGCAACAGGAGCAGGAATATACACACAAAAGAATTATGAGTACCAATATGACGCAAATGCGGGTCCATTAAACCCATCACCGACTCAAAGACGTAGTAATCGTTGGAGAGGAACCCCATCAACCTCTGCATTTCCTAATTTTGGTTGGGGAGATCCAACTCTTTGCCCAAATTTAAACACAGATGCGTATTTTGAATGGGTCTATGGTAAAAGTGGGGCAGTGAAAGCAGCAGTTCCACGTTACTTAGAGTATCATACACTGTTTGATTCGCAATTTACTTACTATGTGTACGATACATCGTATCCATGGAAGGGTCCTATCTTCGGAATTCAGTATGCGACGTCAAATCGTAACTGTTGCCCTAACCAAGAGGTCAGTGATAACTGTATTTGTAACGAAGACCTCCTTACTTACGACTACTACTCACATTTTTACGAGGTTAGACAGGATTCTTGGAACACGACTCGTACAAAAATCAATATTACTGACTCAAAAGGTAATTCTGGTATCAATGAATCGTTCAAAGCGGTTGATACCGAGACAAAACGTATACTTTTCCGCTACACAACCAATACAGGTGACTCATTTAGAGAAGGTGACACCGTAAATGGGTGGGAAATTAGTGAAGTTGCATATTTTGGAAACAAATTGCGTGCGGGTTACATGGAATTGAAGGGTGATGGTAAGAAGTTTACCTACAATCAGACAATTACCGCTATTGGACCGAGTGGAAAGACCGCAAATGTGATATGTGGTTATGGAATTACCGATAAAGCGGGGTTCTTTGGTGTGTATGAGTTCCCAAAACGTATATCTTACTACCGAGTAGAGATAGATAAGACCGCATTAGTCAATAAACAGTCATTAGATGAGGCAGATGTAGATTGTAAGGTCAATAAGAACGGAGAAATTGAATCAATTACTGTAATCAATGGTGGTAGGGGGTACATAAATCCTAAAATTGTCATAGAAGAACCCGCACAACTAACCGAAAGGGGTGCAATGGACAACGTAAAAGAGTCAATGCATCAAATTGATGGGTGGGATGGTGCAACTTTACGTTCTCCTACCTCAACATTAGACAATCCTGACGGTACAAAGCACAATTTTACCTTTGATACTATCAAACAGAACCGCAATGACTCCGAAAGAAGCATAGAATCCGATGCAACCGAGCGTGAAGCAAAGATTCCTTACGATTCTAGGAGCAATATCCAGATTGTGAGCGAGGATGAAGAACCTGATGTGGATGAAAAGTCTAAAACTATGATAAAAAGGAACAAGGTAAGGACTATAAGTGCGGAACATAGGAGAAAAGGTAAGTTCAGACAAGCAAAAGTGGAGATATTATCCTTAACTGATGACGGAGCAATAGATGAAATCGTGATTAGGGACCGTGGATTCGGTTATGACACTGATCCTAACCGCAAACCTAAGATTTGGATATCACAAACAGAGGACGAGACATATAAAATGCGCGGTCCTAACACTAGACAGCAGCAGAGTACCTATAAAGGTACCGTAGATGCTAATGAAAAGACAGAAGACCTAACAGATAGGATGCGTGGTACTGGTGTAGAACCCTCACAGGGGTCACAAGAGGTGACTGGTATCAAAGGAGAGGTGCGTACCAAGAGTGGAGCGAAGGAAAATCAACTTTCTATCATGGATGATGGCGTCATGGGGTCATTTGAAAGTATGATGGAAGGGTTTACTGCCGAATATCCTACTGGTTACATCAAGATGACTAGTCCTGATGACGTAGAGAAGACTAAACTATGCAATAACCTACCAGCAGGGTGTGCAAACATCGAGATTCCATCAGTTGTGGGCAAAGCACTGTTCCCAGTAGAGACTGTACAGGGCATTGTAGAGGTCAATAACAGTTTTAAGAGTGTGATGGAGAACCAATACCCAGAAATGAAGAGGGGAGCGACCACCACAGACGAGTCTACGACCTCTCTAAGCGATTTGTACGGGTGGAACGGAGGTGATGAGTGTATTTCTATCGCTCAACCTAAGTTTAAGACCGTTACACGACTCCAAGACCTACCTTGTCCTTATGTTGATGACGATACTGGACGTAATTTTGGTTGGATGATCTATAAGTACTGTGCAGCGGAGGGTGATAACGCTAATTTCAAGATTTCTTTGTCTATTGAGGGTAAAACAACAGGTGCACAGGGAGAACAGTTCATGGAATTCCTCCAAAACTTACCTAGACCGACCCAACAAGCAACTAGACCTGTTCTTGACGGTAGTGATAAGAAGAAAATGTGGAGATGTCACCGTCAGGGCATTGAAGGAAGGTGTTATTGGGCACCTAGCGGAAGTGATGACGTAGTTTTTGTTCCAGTAGGACTTGATGAGAACACTTTTGACTGGTCTGCGAACAATTTCTCGGAGACGCAGCAACTTGGGGTGTGGTTAGGGAACAATTTCTCCCATTCTAGTAAGAGTGTAAGCGGAACTGGCAATAACTTCTCTCAAACATTCAATGTAATCTCAGTTTCTGCACTTTCTGGTGGAGTTCCACCTAATGAATGTTGGGATACTTACCTCAGACACGGTAATAATGCAAATGGAGTGCTTGATGTCTACTCGGCATACTACAATGACAATGAAACGCAAGGTAAAACCGCAGGAGGAGGATACTGGACGAGCAGTGGACTGTATAATGGGTACACTTGCGGGTCTAGTCCATGTTCGGGAAGCATAAGTGCGTCATATGGAACAGGTGGATTCAATAATAACAACGCATGCGGTCTTGAATACGTTAATGACATCTCTATCGCTGTGGATCCGCGTATGTTTACACAACTCGGTATGCGTATGGGACCATATCACGGAACTATGAACGTAAAGAACTGGAACACAGGTTCTAATATCGCATTTGGACAAGCAGTACAGAATATGGGCAACCCATTCTTCTCAGAATGCGAAGGAGAGGCATTTGGTCAGTCACCTAATCAAATAAATCCACAACCTCCACTCAAAAGACGCAGAGTTCATAAATCATCACATGACCCAGGTGATGCTCAACTTGTTCAATCGCAATTTAGAGATTTGGACGACGTGGAGTTTAGTGATGATGCATGGAGAGAAAACTATGATCCTGATTTTGACTATCAGCAGGAAATAGCAAACAATCCAGTTTCTGATTTCTCAACTAACCCTAAAACGGACTTGACACAATAATGCCAGCAGGAATTTTACTACCAGTAGCACCAATAACAGGTTTACCTTGCTCGGGACATGGCATATGCATTCCGAGTACGGTTCATTCAGTGCAGTCATGCAATTCACCACCTATTCCTTATACTATTAGGATAAAGGAGTGGACATGTTGGTGGCCACCGACTCCATTAGTGCCTCTGGGTGCTCTTAGTCCCATGAAAGCAATGGTATTGACTAATGGGTTACCTACAATGACCTTTGGTGACAGATTCATACCTCATATTTCTCCATGTACCAATATTATCATCTATATGTGCCCATGTGGTAAATCATTGTGCCCAGTTCCGACTCCAATCCCTTGTAGTCTACTTACCAGTGAAGATATGGGTGGTGCTGGTCATATTAGAATCTTATTTGCAACCTCATTGACTGTATATGTAACCAAGTTACCAATCGGACGTGTTCTAGACCCTCTGGGGGTAGGTACGTTGGCATATAGTTACCCATGTAACAGTGTGGTTGCATATGGGTCACCTAATGTGCTATCATCTTAGTAAATTCTATTTTTAACAAATGCCAGTTAGAACAAAGACAGGAAATTTCGGATCTCACGTCGTAACTGATACGGTTCCTAAAAAGACAAAGCAAGGTCGTTCACAAAACACAAAACACGCTGCAACTTCCAGAAATAAGGCAAAAAAGAAGTACAGAGGACAAGGATCGTAAAACTCGTCTAAATAATCCTGTTAACGAATAAATAAGACATAATGTCGTCGTACAGGTTCCGATCCGAAAAGTTCCTATCTCGTGGATTCAAAGATTTAGCGATTTCATTTGAAGCAAATCCTAATACTAATGATTTTGCAGCAGTGACTAACGAGAATGCTATAAAGCAGTCTATTCGGAACCTTGTACTGACAAGTTTTGGTGAAAGACCTTTCCAACCTAATATTGGTTCAAAAGTAAGAGGACTATTGTTTGAACCCTTTGATGTTTTTATGTCAGAGGACTTAAAGGATGAAATTACAAATACTATTGAAAGATTAGAACCAAGAGTTGAGTTAGTTGATATTGAAGTGACACTTTCTGATGATGAACATAGTATCGACATCGCTATTGAATATGCGATCGTTGGACAACCACAAACACAAGTTGTGGAATTCCTCTTAGAGAGAACGTAACATGCCCGCCACCCCATCGAATCTAACGTCATTAGATTTCTTCGAGATTAAGGAGTCAATAAGATCATATCTCAGAACTCGTCCAGAGTTTACTGATTATGACTTTGAAGGATCTAGTGCATCATACCTAATAGACATATTAGCGTACAACACCTATTACAGTTCATTCACCGCTAACATGTCGATGAATGAAGCATTCTTAGAATCATCAACGGTTAGAGATAACGTTGTAAGAATAGCAAAGCAGATAAACTATACACCTAGATCAATTAAGGCATCAAAAGCATGTGTTCGTATAACAGCGCAGGCAACAACTTTACCTGGCGGGCAAAGTTATCCTGATTCGATCACTATTAAGAAAGGTGATGTCTTTATATCAACAGTTAATGGTGAGTCATTTACATATGCTCTTACGAGAGACACACAAGCAACAGTAGACCAGACAACTGGGTTAGCAGCATTCAGTCAACTCATAATCTACCAAGGTAATCTAATTACCTACAATTATACTGTTGATGATACTACCAAAGCAAACTATATCATTCCTAGCGATGGAGTCGATACTGAGTTGCTTACAGTATCAGTTAAACCTAATGAACAGTCTGCTGAGATAGATGAATATTCTTTATCTGCTAACGTTACAGCATTGACTGCTACTTCTCGTGTTTACTTCTTAGAAGAAACAGAGGATCTTAGATATAAGGTCATATTTGGTGATGGAGTTCTAGGACGTAAGTTAATTGACAATGAGTTCATTGTTTTAGACTATATTACAACTGACGGACCAAGAGCAAACGGTGCAAACAAGTTTAGTTTCATAGGACAGGCAGTAGACGTCACAGGACGTCCTGTACTACCTTCTCAGATGTCCCTAGCAACGATTGACAGCAGTCAAAGTGGCGAAGACAGAGAATCTGCCCTAAGCATTAAGTTTCGCGCTCCTAGGGCATTCTCGACGCAGAACAGAGCAGTTACAGAAAATGACTACGCTCACATTGTTCAAGACATTTATCCCCAAGCAGCAGCGGTAACTGCTTATGGTGGAGAGAAACTCTCACCCCCAGAATACGGTAAAGTCTTTATAGCGGTTAGATCAAAGTCTGGTGTTAACTTAAACACAACGACTAAGAAGAGAATACAGAATCAATTACTTGCATATTCTATGGCATCAATACAACCTGTGGTTGTTGATCCTAGAATCTTTTACTTGTCTCCTAAGATCTATCCATCATATGATGGTAACAGCACAACAAGATCTGCTAATGAATTAGCATCTGCTATCTTGAAATCTGTTGACAAGTATAACTCACAGAATAGAGATGACAGATTTAATGGTCGTCTTGAAATGTCTAAGTTTAATAGTATGATTGACTCTGCTGATAATGCTATCGCTGGTACAACAACCCAAATTTCTATTGGTCAGAACTTAGATCAGTTTACATTTGGTAATGTGTTTACTCAGTGTCTTGACTTTGGTAATGTTCTTACAGATCCTAGTTCTTATGGTGGTGGAGATGTTGTGGGATGCGATCCTAAGTTCTCTTCTATTAAGTCTGGTGCATTCTATGCAACTGGTTATACCGAAGAAGTTGCAGACTTGATTGCTGCTGGTGAAGCAGCGGGTTCATTGACTACCAGTGCATCCAGTGCAAGTGGTTTAGAAGCAGCGGTGTTCAATGGCACACAATCGACAACAAGTACATTAGTACCTGTAAACCTCCGTGATGATGGTAAAGGTAACCTATTAATGGTTACTAATAGAAATGAAAAAGAGGTTATACTTTCTTCCTCTGTTGGTACAGTTGATTATGCAACAGGAAAGGTTTGTGCTGGACCGCTAAATATAGCAGATACCCCTGATAGCACTAATCGTGTTCCTATTGTAGTATTACCTGACGGTGACGGTTTAACTATCCCACCAGGTGTCGACCCTACCTTATTTGACCCGAAAGTTTATCCTGTTGATTACATAACTAACCCTGCTAATGTCTCTGGGTTTGATCCTTATAATTTTGCTGGTTGGAACTATGGCGGTGGTACCATAAATACAATCAACTACCCAATAGATGCGTTTACGTATCCAGAAATCGACTCCTGTTTCTAACAATTAGATGTTTGCTGATAAAATAAACATTTCGGACAGAGTTGGTAATCAACTCCCCGAATACATTAGGGATGAAGACCAACAACTCGTCAACTTTCTCTTTGAGTACTACAAGTCCCAAGAGAAGACTGGTCGTGCTTACAATATACTTAATAATTTACTAGAATACTTAGATCTTGATGCTTATGATCCTAAGATTCTAACATCTTCGACTATCTTGATAAAAGATGTCGATACAGCGATTGAGAAGATAGAAGTAGAAGCAATAGATGGATTCTTACCGAAAGATGGTTCGGTAATGATTGATAATGAAGTAATATACTATCAAGAAACAGTTCGTGGTCCTGATGCTATATTAACACCAGGAATTTCATTAGAAGAATTTAATAAAAAGCGTCAAGCATTAGAAAGTCCTATAAAATTGTTCGATGGAGTTAAAACTACCTTCGATCTTAAATTCTTAGGCACCCCAGTCTCACCAGTCTCAGCAGAACACCTTGTGGTTACTGTTTTTGGGACAATGATGCAACCAGTAGTTGATTACTCAATCACTGGAAGTCAAATTGTCTTTACAACACCACCAAGAGCAAAAACTGGTAACGACGAAACAGAATTTACACAAATTCAATATTATATTGGTTTTGCTGACTCAGTAATCAAGAAATTAGAATATCCTGATGTTGCGACTCTTTCTGGTCAGGAATCAATGCCTATTACTTACAATAGTTTGGCATATTCCCCTATTGCAGAAATAGGTCTAATAATCAATCGTAATGGTGTTCTACAAAGACCATATGTCGATTATGTGTTGACTGATAACAACACAAGAATAAAATTCTTCGTTAATATTACTGCACAGGATGTTTACCACATAAGATCCATTGAGTACGTCTCTCCGTCCGTAGGAAGCGGTGCTGAGGCGGTTACTAGAATAGGTAGTAATGGTGAGATCGAATCTATCATTATCAAAAATGGAGGTACAGGATATGAACTCAACTTTGCTCCAAAAGTTTCTATATACAGTTCGACTGGTGTCGGTGGCAACTCGGCTGCAAGAAGTCTTGTCTCAGGAATCAAAAACGTCCAACTCATAAGTGGTGGTCAAGGATATACATCATATAACCCACCAATAGTTAATATTACACCACCTTCTGATCTAGTTAATGGATCACAGGCAAAAGCATCTATTACTGTTGATGATGTTACTGGACAAGTCAATAGTATTGCAATTACAGACTCTGGATCAGGTTATGACTTTATTCCAGCAATTACTTTCTCAAATCCAAGAGGTGCTGCTGTTAGCGACCCTACCATTGATGGTGAAGGTCGTTTAATCATTGATTCAATTACAATTACTTCACAAGGTCTAGGATATAGTAATGCTCCAACAATTTACATTGATGATGCACCATCTGACGGTATCAATGCAGAAGCAACTTGTACTGTGTCTCCTGACGGTCAAGTTGTTGCTGTTACTATTGTTAATAGAGGTAGAGGGTATCTAACTCCACCAAGAGCAAGAGTTATACAACCAGTTGGTGCACAAGTATTAGATGTAACTGTTGCTAACGGTAGTGTCACTAATATCAACCTATTGACTGGTGGTGCTGGATATACAGATGCACCTTCTGTTTATATTGTAGATGATCGTAAGGGACCACTAGGGGAAGCAATCGGTGGTACAGGAGCATTAGCAGCAGCGACTATATTCAACGGAGAGATCACTGATATCAATATCATCAATTTTGGTACAGGGTACTCCACAGAAACGCCCCCCAAAGTGTACATAGCCGAACCTTTATCCGCTGCATCGTCCTGTGACGTTGGGTTTGGTGAAATAACTGGTTGTAAGATTTTGAGTGCTGGTTCTTACTATGAACCATCTGCATTCCTTAATTGTGCTCGTGGTGTATCCGATGTAGTGCAATTTGATAACTTTGCTAACCAAGTATATGCAAAAGAGTCACAACTAGCACAAAGTGACCATACAAGTGGTGCTGTTGTACATAACCTAGACTCTCAAATCATTAAACAGGTGTTTGACAAGTTCAGACGCCAATATATGCCTACTATCAATATTGACTACTCACAAGTCAATCCGATACAGGTTATTAAGACTATTAGAGACTTCTACATCTCTAAGGGTACTAAGACTGCTGCACAATACCTATTCAAGATATTATTTGGTGAACAGGTTGATGTTTACTACCCAAGAGAAGAATTAGTTACTCCATCTGCTGCTTCATGGATAGTTGACACTATTTTAAGAGCAGAGTTAATATCAGGTGACCCAGCAAACCTTGCTGGTTCTCAACTTAACCAATTTGCTGATGTTGTTGATCCAAATATAGGAGATGCTAACGTATTGATTGAAAACGTTATTTCAATTATAGAAGGTACCGACGTAATCTACGAATTAGCAATATCAGAAGAAACCTTAACAGGAACATTCAAGATTCCTTATAAAACAGTTCTCGCAGAACCATTAACAACTACTGAGAACATAATAACAGTTGACTCAACGATTGGGTGGCCAGAAAAGAACGGAACTATCATTATT